GCTATAAAAGGAAGATCAACATCTGTTATCAGATTTTGATTAACCCTTTTTAGTATCTATCGTATAATTGATATACCTGGTACTCTAAAACTAGAAACTATAACTGATCCTTATTCAGGATCAGTTGAAGCTTTAGGACGAACATCCGAGCAACTTGCTGTTTTATCAGCGAGATTCTCATCATTTTTTCCTAAAGCAGTGGTTAAAAAAAGATAGCAGTCCATTTCTATTTCTAGAAACGGCTTCTCCTTCTTCAAAAGTAAGCTGAGGTGGTATCTTTTTAGATCCTTTCTTATTAAGACTTTTTGGTCTTGATAAAAAGGTCTTAAGATATATCGAACTTATGGGTTATACAAAATTGTATAACCTTTTGAGAACTATATTATCTTTTGAACCATTTTTCAAATTACTTGATTTTTCCTGTTTTTTTAGTAAAATCAACTCTATAAATATAAGTTGACATTACTTAAATATAGGTCAATTATCATTGAAGAAGGAGGCAGCAGGTAAAGTTAGAGTTTTTGCAATGGTTGATAGCTGGACTCAGTCCATCTTAAAACCGTTACATGACTCTCTCTTTATTTACTTATCTCGTTTACCAAATGACGGAACTTTCGATCAAACAGCCTCTTGAAAAAGAGCTTCTGTTAAATCTTTAAAAAGTAACTGCTCATTTGGTTATGATTTAAGTGCTGCTACCGACCGATTACCGGTAACTCTTCAAGTTTCTGTCCTTACTCCTTTAATAGGAAAAGAAGCAGCAAACTTATGAAGAGATATTTTGGTAGATCGTCCTTACCATTTAAGATCAAAGGACTATAATGTTGAGAAAAACTTAAAGTACTCCGTAGGACAACCTATGGGTGCATTAAGTTCATGAGCTATGTTAGCTCTAACTCACCATCTCTTAGTTCAATTAGCTTATACTATGGTTAAAGATAAGATTTCTGAATCTTTATCTTTGACCTGGTATGATAACTACGAACTTTTAGGAGATGATATTATAATCTTTGATGAGGTTGTAGCTAAGCAGTATTTAGAGATTATGGACTCCATTGGAGTTCCTATTAATCTTTCTAAATCTGTGGTGGCAAAAAATCCCACTACAGAATTTGCAAAGGTAACAACTCATTATGGTAAGAATGTATCGGCATTAAGCTGAAAGATGTTTATTGCTCAGAATTCCCTTATGGGTAGGGTAGCAATCTTATGAAACTTAATTTCTAAAGATTACTTCCCGGACCATAGTTGGGGATCTTGATTTAATCAAGTTACAAGGAATCATAGGTATAAAGAAACATATGTAAATTTTACATTATTTTCTCTTTTAACTATGTTTGCCCAAAATAACAAGATATCATACCAAGATATTCTTCTAAGCTTGCATTCTTCCAATTCTTTCACAAAGGAAAGACAAATTCTTGAGAATATGAAATCTCCTTACTTATGTAATTTAGTGATAAATCTCATAAGAGGTAATCCTGTTAACTTAGTTAAAGCTAATGAGGATTTTAAAGATTTTATAACCCAAGTTAAAGCATGTATTTACAAGGAATTACACCGTCTTATCTCTCCAATCTTACGAGAGGAGGCTGGTAAGACTATGTCAAAACTTGCAATAAAATACTTAACTTGAGATGATAAATATCCTAAAAATTCCCATTGCGAAAAACCAAGTGAAACAATAATTACTATAAGTAAAGAAATGATTTCAGCTTGTATTAGTTCGGAATGATGATTACCTTTTAAAGAAGGTTCTCAAATAAACCTACTAGTGTGTCGCTTTTGGATGGAAAGAGTATTAAAAGATACTTTTAATGCCCTTATCGATTCCAAATGACCCAAGGTTGGTTTTGAACATTTTCCTACAGTTTTTAAAACAGTAGATGAAATGTTGAAAACTTACGAAGACTTTGTAATTCTTCGTCCCTTACTTGATCTTCCTACTCGAGCATATGATATTGCTATGGGTAAGAAACCAAGTTGGCGGGTAACCAAGACAAGTCTGAAACTATTACGTTTCATTATTCGTGTGCGTAGACAGAAGCTTAAGAAACAGATTTCTTAAACTGATCTGGC